CCGCATCGACTTCGTCAACGGCGCGTCCATCCACCTCAAGGGCTCCGAGAACCTCGACTCCCTGCGCGGGCGTGGGCTCGGCTTCCTGGGCCTGGACGAGATCGCGCTGATGCACCGCGACGTGTGGCTCAAGGTGCTGTATCCCGCAACGTCCGACCACGAGGCGCCCGTCGTCTTCATCGGCACGCCGAAGGGATACAACTATTTCTTCGACCTCTGTGAGATGGAGAAGGCAGATCCCGTCCATTGGAAGAAGTTCCCCATCAAGACGAGTGAGGCCGGGACGCTCTCTGCGGCAATAATCGAACAGGCCCGCCACGACCTTGACCCGCAATCGTTCCGGCAGGAATACGAGGCGTCATTCGAGACGTTCGCGGGCCAGATATTCCATTGGGAGGAAGGCGAGCTCCCCGCGATGTCGTGGGACGAGACGTGGTACGGCGGCGACTTCGGCTATAGCGTTGACCCGTCAGCCGTCGTCAAGATTTACCGCAAGGCCGATGAGTTCTGGCTCGAGGAAGTGCTTTACCAGAAGGGGCTCACAAATCCGATGCTGGCCTCGGAGATGAAGTCGCGGGGCGTCAATGGGCAGATGACGTACTTCGATGCCGCCGAGCCGAAGTCAATCGAGGAGCTACGCCGGGCCGGGTTGAGCGTCCAGCCCTGCGACAAGGGGCCGGATAGCGTCAGGGCGGGCATCGACTTCCTCAAGTCGAAGAAGATCACCATCGTCAAGGGTTCGGAAAACCTCATCCGCGAGCATCGCTCCTACTGCTGGCGAACGGACAAGAGCGGGGCCGATCTGCCAGAGCCGATGAAGGTGGACGATCACCTCATGGACGCGGCGAGATACGGGATATTCACGCATTGTCAGCGCGGCGATGTCCGGGTTTGGAGCTTCTAACATGAAGATACTCGGCTTGAATATCACGCGAGCCCCGGAAAGGAAGGAAAGCCCGACCTGGCCCGCAATCCTGGCGTTCCTTTCGGGGCGCGATGCCGTCTATACGCCGAAGAACTATGCGACGCTCGCCGAGGCCGGATACCAGAACTGCGCTCCGGCCTTCTCCTGCGTCTCGCTCATTGCGCGGTCTGCGGCCGGGGTCAAGTGGTTCACCTCCCGCAAACGGTCGGACGGGACGCTCGTCGCACTTGAAAAGAGCAAATGGATGGACCTCCTGGCCCATCCCAACGAATACGATGACGGCTATCGGCTCGTCGAATCGATCGTCTCCTACAAGTTGCTCGCCGGGAATTCCTACATCCACAAGGTCCACGGCACGAAAAGCGAGCCCCCGCGCTTCCTCTACACGCTCCGCCCGGACCGCATGACCATCAAGGCGGGTGATGCTAAGGGGCTCATCCGGGCATACACCTATGAGGTGAATGGCATCAAGGTGCCGCTCGAAGCTAAGGACACGCTCCACCTCAAAGACTTCCATCCGCTCCATGATTTCTACGGCCTTTCGCGGCTCGAGGTCGCGGCGCCTACAATCGATATCTCGAACTGGTCGCAGGAATGGAATCTCAAGTTTCTCCAGAACGATATGCGCGTGTCGGGCATCCTGAAGCTCATGGGCGTAACGGACGAACAGTCGAAGAAAATCCGCGCCCAGATCAAGAACGACTACTCCGGGGCCGAGAACGTCAACAAGACGCTCGTCCTCGAAAACCTCGCCGACTCCGACTGGAAGCCGATGTCCATCACCCCGCGCGATGCCGACTGGGGCGAGTCGGATAAGCGGACCCTGCGCCGCATCTGCGCCGTGTTCAATGTCTGGTCAGGGCTTCTCGGAGATACGGAATCGACGACATACAGCAACTACCAGGAGGGCCGCAAGGCGCTCTATCAGGAAGCGGTGTTGCCGGAACTCGATGGGCTCAGGAACGCGCTCAATTCATGGCTCAGCCCGTACTTCGGGGACGAGGTGCTTGATTACGACCGGGACAAGATCGAGGCCCTGCAAGAAGACCGGGGAACGAAATATGCCTACCTGAACGGGGCGAAGTTCTTGACCGTGAATGAGAAACGCGCCGAATGTAAATTCGAGGAGATCGGCCCCGAGGGGGACGTGATCCTCGTCTCGATGGGCGACATCGCGCTCTCCGATGCCGTGGCCCCGGCCGGGTCACTTGTCGATGACGATGCCGCCAAGCGTTTCCGCCCCCTCAGCCACAAGTCGCTCGGCGGGTTCTGGCGCGGGGAGACGGAGCGGAAAGCCCTGTGGCAGAACTTCGAGCGGCGCATCACCGCCAAGGAACGGGTACTCGTCCGGGAGATGGAGGCATATCTCAAGCGACAGGCCGAGGCGGTCATCGCTGAGGTTAGAAAGGCGTCTTCTCCAGCGGCCATCTCTGTCCCCTTCAATCGGGCCGAGGCCGAGAAGTCCTACGTCACGAAATTCAAGGCCCGTTACGCGAAGCTCTTCGCCACGGCGCTCGCCGCCGGCCGGCGCATGACAGAGGGCAAGCTCTACGACTTCACCGAGGACGACAAGGCCGACGAGCCGGGCATCTCCGACGCGCTCCGGCGGAAGCTCGAAAAGCTCATCGAGGAGACGGCGAAGGTCATTACCGACGAGACCTTGAGCGAGATTCAGGCCGTCCTGCGCGAAGCGACGGGAACGAACCTGACGGTCCAGGAGATCGCCAACGCGCTCAAGGACAAGCTCGTTGACCAGATGGCTCCCGTGCGGGCGCGGAGGATAGCGCGGACGGAGACGGGGATGCTGGAAAACTACGGCAACCTCGAGGGGTTCAAGGAAAACGAATTCGTCAACCGGAAGATGTGGCTCTGCTCGTTCGTCGAGGCGTCACGCGATGCTCATATCGAGGCGGACGGCCAAGAGGTCGGGGTAGATGACGCATTCAAGGTCGGCCCGGACCTCATGGATTATCCGTTGGACCGGAGCCACGGGGCGCAGGCGGGGAATGTCATCAACTGCCTCTGCGCCATTGCCCCGGTCGTGGAATAGGAGAACTGACATGGCAAAGAAACTAGAGACTAAGGAATTCCCCTTCATCCTCACGAAGATGGACGAGGAGGCCGGGACCTTCACCGGCTATGCCTCGATTTGGGACATCATCGACAGCTACGGCGACTCCGTGGCGAAGGGCGCGTTCCGCAAAACCCTCCGCGATAACGAGTCCTTCCCGATGCTGTGGAGTCACAACACCGACACGCCCGTCGGCATCATCACCGGGAAAGAGGACAAGACCGGACTCGCCGTCGAGGGCCAACTCAATCTCGATGTGGAGCGAGCGCGGGACATCCGCTCCCTGATGATGCAGAAGGCTATCCGGGGCCTCAGTATTGGCTACCAGACGATGAAGGAAGACGTGGACCGGGACCAGGGGACGCGCATCCTGAAAGAAATCAAACTCTGGGAAATCTCGCCTTGCGTGTTTCAGGCTTGCCCCGGCGCGGTCGTGGAGGGCGTGAAGGGCGAGGTCGTGAACGTCGCGGGCGAACCCGTGGAGCTATGCGAAGAATGTTCGGCACTTCTCAATAAGGAGCCGGAGCAATCCACTCTCGAAGTGAAGCCGCCTGACGATAAGGGTGAGCCGGATTTCTCTATCCACTTGCTCGACGGTTTAATTCTCAAGGTCAAGGAGTGAAAACATGACCGAACAAGAAATGCAGGCGAAGATCGAAACGATCAACGCCGCAAACAACAAGATCATCTCCGACTTCCAGGCCGACAATGATCGGAAGCTGAAAGGCTTCATCGCCGAGGGCGTATTCAACGACCTCAAGACTGGATTCCAGAAGCGGTTCGACGAGCAGGATTTGGAGTTGGCCAAGCTCAAGAGTCCGGCTATCAAGTCGCTCGATATCGAGCCGACGCTCTACACGAAGGCATTCGGCAAATATCTGCGGAAGCAGACGCTCGCGCCCGAGGAACAGAAGATCCTGCAGATCGGGCAGCCCACCTACGCCGGTGTCCTGGCCCCGCCCGAGTACGCCGCCGAACTCCTGCACTATGCCTATGTTCAACACCCCTTCCGTCAGGTTGCCAACATCCGCAAGACGGACCAGGAACGGGTCTACCTGCACACGAACGATGCCTTCGGCGTCGCCACGTGGGAGGCGGAACTCGCCACCAAGACCGAGACCACCGGCTTGACCTATGCCCGGACGACCGTCATCCCGCAGGAAATGAAGGTTCTCTACAAGGCCACCCAGAAGATGCTCGAGGACAGCCAGTTCAACCTCGAGGCGGAGATCGCCTATGCCGCAGGCCGCGCCTTCGGCAACCTCGAATCGACGGCGTTCTATTCCGGCAACGGCACGACCACCGGTCCCTACGGCATCAGCATTGATGCTACCATCGTCGCCGACCACACCGACGTCAACACGGACAACACGATTGCCTTCGATGACCTTATCGATGTGCAGTATCTGCTTGAATCACCCTATGTTCAGAATGCCTCATGGGTGATGAACAGGTCCCTTCTCGGCGTTATTGTCACCCTCAAGAGCGCCGCTACGCCGGTCTATTTGCTCCAGCCTAATCTCCAGCAGGGTCAGCCCCCGTTGATTCTCGGTTCGCCGGTCTATACCTGGTCCGCTATGCCTGCTGTTGTTGCGGTTGCCGGTGGCGATACCATCCCCGGCACGGGCGGCATCTATCTGATGTACGGCGATTTCCGGCAAGCCTATACGATCATTGATCGCGTCGGAATCACCATCCAGCGGCTGAATGAACTCTATGCCGCAGAAGGCGAGATCGGTTTCTATGTTCGCGCTCGGGTCGGCGGAGCCGTTGTCATTCCGCCCGCAGTCCAGATGCTCTGCAACATCGCGTAAGGGAGGGCATCATGAACATGCTCTCAACTTGCAAAGTCGTTCCGACGGTCGTTCCCGTTCTTGCCAATAACACGGCGGAGGGGACGGGAGAGGCGGTCGACACCCGAGGTTTCTCTGGTATTACGATGATCGCCAATCAGGGCATCAGCGGAGATACGCTGGCCACGGGCACGCTTCTCTGGACCATTACGTTCCAGGAGTGCGCCGTCACCACGGCTGGCTCGTTCACGCTGATCGCGGCGGCTGACCTCCAAGGAGGGGGAGCCACCGTCCTCATCGACGCGGCTGCGGAAGACCCCACGACCATTGTCCGGCACTATATCGGAAAACTCCGTTACGTTCGCATTCTGTGGACGCAGACGGGGACTCACACGAACGGCACGCCAATCTGCGGGGTGGTCGTCCTGTCTGACCCGATCCAGATCCCGCAGACGCAGACCACGGAACTCGGGACTCCCAGTTAATGAGGAAATAGTTCAAAGCAGGGGATGGGCCGGGCGACCGGCCCTCCCCGATATTTTAGGAGGCGAACGATGCCGAAGAGAATGAAAGACATGCTACCGAACGTTACGGAGAAATTCCAACGCAAGCGGGATGGGACGCTCGTCGAACGCGCCTATGTGCCCGCGCCCGTACCCGTGCCGGTAGAGAAACTTCGGGTGCGCATTCTCCAAAGGATCGCCAGCACGAAACACGGCTCGTTCGCTATCGGACAGGTGGCCCATCTTCCCATCGCCCAAGCGAGGGAGTGGGTTCAATTGGGGCTTGCAGAATTCGACAAGATGCTCGATTCGGCCCCGGAAACTAAGTAGGAGACTAATATGCCATTTACCACAGCGGCTAAAAATTCGATGCTCGACCATCTCGGGACGGAGATCACCTACGCCGGACTGCTCACGGCGGGAACGCCGCAGACGGGCGTCACGGGTGTCGCCGCGACGAACGTCTTGACCAAGGCGACGCACGGCCTGGTCAACGGCGACCTCGTCGTCATCACATCGCTCACGGGCGGGACGGGGTTGAGGACGAACTACCCCTACTATGCCGTGAGCGTCAGCGGTAACGATTTCAAGCTCTCCGAGACATCCGGCGGAGCGGAGTTCGACTTCACGTCCACGATCACCGACGCGACAATCGTCGAACTCACCGAAGTCACGGGCGGCAACCCGGCCTATGCGCGGAAGGCCATCGCCTGGAGCGCGGCCGCGCTCGGCCTCATGGACGACTCGACCAATGGTGCGGCATTCGATTGCCCGGCCGGGGCGGTCGTGAACTACACGGGTTATTTCTCGGCCATAACGAACGGGACGTGCTACGCCATCGACGACGTGACGCAGGAGACGTTCACCGGCCAAGGCACGTACACGAACACCGATTCGAAGCTCGACCTGAACACCTGATAGGAGGACAACGTGGGACTATTCACATCAACGAGCGGGGAGGTCAGGGTCATCGCGGCCCCGTTTTGTACGCTTACGCTGGTACCAGAAGTTGTGGAGGTTCGTAAAGGCGACCTGGACATGGTTGCGCGGTTTAAGGTTCTGATCGCCTGGGACGCCGGATACCTCAAATCGCTTTATCTCCTG